TGCTCGGGCACATGGACTATTCCACCACGGATCGCTATTACGCCGACCCCGGCGCGGATGTGGTGGTAAACCAATAACGGGGATGCCAACTGTTAGCAAAACTGTTAGCACGGGGTTTCACCCAAAAGGCCTCAATTCATTTGAGCCTGAAAAAACAGTGTTAAAATTGGTACCCCGGGAGGGACTCGAACCCCCAACCAATTGATTAAGAGTCCAAGGAATACCGTGGACAACAATGGACAAACCCTCGTTTATCGAGGGTTTTTTCATTTAGGCGGGGACAAGGGTGGACACTTGAGGACAATGAAGTGTTAGCAAAAGTGTTAGCAAAAATCCTTACCGCATCCGGCTGATTTTAAGGCAGCACCCTTTGACGATCACCGTGAAATCGCCGCTTCCATCTTCGTACTGGCTGGACGCGATGACCACAAAATCTTTTTCCTCCCTCACCAGCGTACCTTCCGTCCAGCACTTAGCCGGCTTGGCCTCGGCCAAATCGCACATGGTGTGGATTGATGGATCTAGCCACTCCACATGCACCTTTGTACCAATCTTGGGGAATTTCATTTTTCCACCATCTTATAATAATAGGTTGGATAGTATCGAGTACCCGTCCAGCGCGGCCAGCGCCCGCGCTCCAACTTGCCGTCACGCCAAGCTCGGTTGGCGATGTGCTGGGCGTAGGCTTCGCTCTTCCCAATCTCCTTGGCAATCTCAGCAACACACTTCCAGCCCTCCGGCGCCGTTTCGACGTTTTCCTTGCGGGCCTCAGCTAGATACTCAGTCCAGCTTACTTGATCGTTTTTAGTTTTTCTGGAATTACCCATACTCCATCAACCTCCTCGGCCTGCATTGTCCAATAGTTGCCGGACTTGGCAATCACGCCTAAAACGAAACCGTGTGCATGCCGGAGACTGCTCGGCATCCGGCTATTATATTTCATGTCCAGATTGCAAAGGCAGCCCGCACCGCGAGCCACCCTGCGCTCCAGACCCGGCAAACTAAACTCATCAATGGTATGCGTGTGCCCGAACAGGCAACCACCGTAGGTTGCCGCATGCTGCCTCGCGGCGTACATGCCATGGTAGTATCCATGCAGGCATTTCATATGCCCAAACTTGAACACGCTCCGTTTATGGTACGGTAGCCATTCGGTCTTGTGCTTCTCCAGCCTCGCCTCCAATTCCTGAACCCCCTTCCAAGCGTAATCTTGTTCTATGCCTTTGGAATCATCTTCCGCAAGATCATATAAACGCTGATCGTGGTTACCCATAAGTAGGTGCGTGGGCCTCCAGAGAGAGAGGAATTCTAACCCCTTCCGCCAATCAGTCATCATCGATTCGCTACGCTCTTCTACGGAACATCCGCGCCTGAGAGGGCGCAGATCAAAAAGATCACCGCCAAAGATTCTTAAATGCGGCTTGAATGAGTCAGTGGCAGTGATCAGCGCCTTAACGGCTGCCGGCGACTGCTGGTCGCCGTGAACGTCACTGGCGAATATGAATCTCTGCAACATGAAACCACCCTTTCATATTATTTGCCCCCTTTAATCTTCAAATCGCGCTCAATACGCAATTCGTTATCTAACTTTTTTGAAGTTCTTCCGGAAGTTCGGCCTCCAGTTCCGGTGTCATTTCCGGAACTTCCTTTCCGTAGGCCAGCAGGAGATAGTTTTCCCGCGTCACCGGCAGCCCCAGTTCCTTTAGCTGCTCCACTATTGGATCGCTCCCATTCTGGCGGGGTAATGCCTCCTGCTTTTTCGAGGATGAGTTGTCTTGATTCATCGATTGACGCCTTTCCATTCTTGTGTAAATTCCAAATATTGTCGATTTCCTTTTTATTGGCCTTCGTTTTCCATTTGGCCTCAAACAGTCCGCGAGCAGCCTCCCATGTGACGCTTTGCATTTGGCGCGGCAACACTCCCCGCTGTTCTGCGGCCCGCCGGTAAATCTCAGCGTACACACCGTAAGTTCCTTGCGCCCCCGTGATAGATGAGTTTTTCACCGGGGACGCCGTGCCGAAATTATGCCCCACCTCAACATCGTTGCCAGCGAGCGGCCTGAGCAGGGCCGCAGCTACCGCGTGGGTATCGATAGTGACGGACTTTGTATCCGCATTGGGCAGTAGTATGTTGTTGTAAAAATTCCGAACCTTGTGGGCGCCGCCCAAAAGTTGCGAAATATTTTCCGCAGATGGATCCTGTACTGACCGAAGCGCCTTATTGATCTCTGACATGGAACCCCATGCCACTTTTGCTGGCGCACCTTTTTGGGTTTGGGCGATCCCGATTATTTTACCTTCTGGCGAAACAATGTGATAATCCTTTGAATTGTTTACCTCATCATAAGCGCGAATGAATGCAGCCCGTCCGTAATCATTCAAGTCACCAAATGTTTTCCCGCGAAGAGATTTTGCCAGTGCTTTTATCTTGGGATCATTGCCGCCCCACTCCAGTAGCCATGACTCCATATCTCCCCCAAACTTTGTTCCCTTTTGATTGGTGGAAATATCAACGACCCTTTCCGCCAAAGATAGATTCATGAACCAATCTTTTTGAGGCGACAGTGCCGCCATGGCGCCGGCGTTGCCTTGAGTTTCGGTGCCGTAAGTTTTATTGAACTCTAATGCCTTAGCCCTCGCGCCGTCATACCATTTTGCGGATCGAACCCTAGTCGCATCCGGTACCTGATCGTATAGCCATAGAAGGTTTTGAACGCCCTGCTCGATAAACTCGTCAACCGCACGCCCTGGGGAACGGGTTTGGATACGGATGCCGGGATATTTTCGGAGAATAGAGGCGTGATTCTTTAACTGTTCCTTATTGCCTTTAATCGCCTCAATGCCGATGGGCAAAACGGTTGCCAAAGGATTTTCCAGCGCCCCTTTTGCGGTTGGATACCGAGTGCTGATTTGGAAATTTTTAAGGTCAGCCTTTTCGGCCGGACCCGCCGGCATGTAGAAAGTTTCCCGAAGCCCCTTTAGCGCGGCCCCTGAAGTTCCTTCGGGAAGTCGTGCCTGAGCGTCCGGCCCATCATGAATGCGTGATCCAGCGTGATCCCCTGCGCCCTGCGCCATGTATCGAGCGGCCCGAGCAATAGTTGTCTCTCCAATGAAGTCGGCTCCCTCTCGTAGTCGGATGGTTTCAACGAGTTCGCCCAACCTTTGGGATCCTCCAATGGATTCACGGCCTCGGTGGTAGGTTCTGATTTCGCCGTCAACATTGCCCGTCAACAATCCACTTTCTGGATCGATTTTGAAAGAAGAAATTTCAGGAAATACTTCTGCCACGTTTTTAAGCTCAGTCCGGGCCAAAACGCCAACCTGATACTCGTACTTACTCACTCCTTGGGGTAGCTTTTTAGGCTCCCATGGGGCAACTAATACTGTTGGGTTTTTTAAATCAGCCAACTCTTTAGGCGTTCCCCATGCTGGATCGCCTATGTGCCGAGTCGTGCCATGCTTCAGGGCACTGGATAACAGATGCGGAATCAGGCGCCTAGCCGCCACCTCCGAAACTCCGCTTGGGTCAGGAACCCGCACCATATTATTATTGTGCGCCCAATCAAGGATCGCCTGATAAAACTGATCCCCGCCGCCGCCTTTCACCAAATTGCTTTGAGCGTCCAGCGAATCGACATGAAACTTGTTCACATCAGAATGCATGTGAACCCTGACGGCCCCCGAAGGGCCGGTCTTTCTTCCCATAACCAGCATGAAATCCCCCCGATCCCGACCAACTCCGAACGGATCATCCTCGTTACTTAGCTCTCGAACCTCAAGCGGCTGGTCAGGGCGACTGTAATGCTCTGCAATCTCCTTCATGTCGAGGGATTTACTGGCACCACCGTGCCGGAAAAGCTCCGGATGGTTTTGGTCGATTAACAACTTGGAAGCCTGCTTAATGTCCTTAATAGGGGGGCGACCTGCCGGCATGAAGCGTGCCTCCGGCTCGGCGCCGCGCATCATTTGCAAACGACTTGGCCCGCTTGGGCCGGCCTCGCCGGCTGGCATTAGGTTTTCCTGAACCTTGAGGTAATCGAATGGGAAGTTGGTGCGGTTCGTAGGCGTAACGGATCCAGTGCGATCCAGCCTAAGCGTTCTAATAAAATTATTTTGGGGCAGGCTTTCCTTAAGGGGATTCTTCCCTTTCGGCACACCTAGAAAAGCCCGTATCGTGTCCCTGCTCGCCTCGCCAATCTCATGATGTCCGGGCCTACCTTTTTGATGGTTCTCAAGGTACTTGAGCAGGTTGCTCTGGAACACTTCCAGACTACCTCCATACAAACTATCGAATCGGCCCTCCTGCGCCCATTTTGCTGCCTTAATCCAAACCGAATCCACATCAACTCCGGTCACTAATATATGGCCCGCTTTTGTGGTCTGAAACCCTATGGGCTTATACTCCCTGTGGCTGGCCCTCACGTTTCCGAGTGCCCGCTTGACATTGTTTGCCCACCCGTCCGGGTTCCGGCTACTGCCGATTGCGTTATACCAAACGTAAAGGGTATTGCCTCCGTCCATTGCATCCTGAAACAGCTTCGCGTTTTCCTTTGTGGATTGAGTGAACTGCGGAAGATCATAAAATTTCGCAGGCAACTTTGTCCCGCGAACCTCTCCGCCATGCCTTCTTGAAAGAATGGAATTATCGTCACTTGCAATCTCGTCGCTGATCAAATCCTTTGAAGCCTCAAGCCTTTCTTCGAGCGCCTTCTTAACCTTCTTATTTTCCTTTAACGTCACCTCGCCGTCATCGGTCTTGGTGGCAAAATCATTTTCCCAAACCTTGGCCCTATCGTTCCAGTTCCACTCAATCGCCGGATGGGTGCCGACCCTCTCAGGGCTAACTTTCGCTCCTGACGGGTTTTTCTTTCTGCTGACTTCAACATCATGCAACAAACTCCGGCGATCCAGCAGGTATTGGCGGACAGTGTTCTCTATTTCTTTGTTGTGGTTAATGGAGTCAAATAATCCGGTAGGATCAGGGATACTCCCGTCACGTTGAACATTGATCCCGACCCGATCCAAAAAAGCCCCCACACGCTCAATGTAGGCTTTCCGGAGCGAAAGGCCGAGGTGCGTTGTGTCTGACATTTTGAATATGCCGCCCTCGCCCAAAGCGGTTGCCGCGAAGTGGCTGGCGAATATCTCCTGCGCCCACCAAGTAGGATTTTCCAAATCCATTTTCTGTATATATTCTTTTATATCAGCATCGCTTACGGTGCGGGCACCCTCCGGCGCAGTGTACGGGTCAGGGTGAGCCATGTTCCTCTCACCTGTGAGAAGTTTTTGAGCATACTCCGCTTTCTTCGCATCGATCCCCTCCTTGCCGTAGGTTTGATGCAATAACCCCATTAGTTCGCCCATGTCGGCGCCCCTAGTTACGGCGTGCCCGCCGGCTTCATGGAGAATGTTATTCAGCGCCCTCCCTTTGCTCGCATTTACGATAATGGTTCCACCATAACCCGCTTTGTTCAAAATCGTCACAGCCTCATCGGAGGCCGGCGCATCCCCTTTGCCTGCGTTTTTGTAAGCCTTTAAAAAACTCGCTCGGTCAGGCGTTATGATTATTTTAAATCCATGTTCAGGATGGGTTCCTAAAATCATTTGTGCATCCGCAGCGGCAAGCCTCGCATCAAGAGGCAATAGATCCCACTGCTCGCGAGTCATGTGGCCATGCTCCTCCACCTGAATGGTTCCCATTTCATGGGCATCCGCCTTTTGGCCCTGAGCATTCCTCAGCCCCTTAGACCAAGGTAAAGCCAGAATAGATCCCCCGCCCCCAAGGGCCATCCCGATCCCGAGCGCACCTCCAATCGCCTCCTCATCCCCTGTACCGAGCGCCAGCGAAAATCCGACAATACCTCCCTTGGCGCTTCCTTCGGCAACATTATGAAAAAAACCAATTGCTGGATCAAAGTTACGCAAGTGGTTCGCCGTCCTCCGCACAACGGGGGGTGCCGATGGTTCAATTGATAGCCTGCCTAAAAATCCTAACTGCGATTCCCTCGACCACGCTTTCCCTGCGGATTTAGAAGTTCTGCCAACTGCCTTTAGCCCTGCCCCGGCAATCTTCAACTTACCGACAAAAGACGCGATTGGGCCGATAATCGGAATAGGCACAGCCACGGTTGCCATGTCCAGTGCGCCGGCTGTAAGGGATCCCTTGCCAACAACTGAGGCAGCCGTATCTGCTGCTTTTGCGCTGCCGGTTAAGGCGAGCGCCGCCCGCTCAACAAGCCGCTCGGGCCAAGCTCCAACTCGGCTTAATCCTGAGCCTGTCTTTTCAAGTGCCCAACCTGTTCCCTCGGCTACCTTGCCGGGGAGGGTGCGGCTAAGGAAATCCCCAGCGATAGCCTCGCGCTTGGCAATTGGTTTTTGAATAGAATCCAGATACGCTTTGCGAATATTGAAGCCTCGGACGGGTGCCTTTGCTGATGCCCGCGCTGATGCCCGCGCTGCCGCCTTTGGCCCACCAGTGAATGGGGAAGCTATCTCTGGGCCTAAGAAACTCATTTTCTCGGCGTAGGCACTGGAGAATGCCGAGGTCATCGCCTCATGAGTGTCCCGGCTCATTTGGATGCCGATACGGTTAAGGGCCGCCTCGTAGACATCAGCAGTATAACTTCCCCTGCCTTCACGAATATCCATGCGATCCGCCAGCGCCATCCTGTAATCGCGTAAGCTCTGCAACTCTTCCTCTGGTGTTCCCTCACCGATTCCGGCATCGCGCATTGAGGCATCGATTTGAGTGAAAAGTAATCCTAGATCCGCAAATTGCCTGAGAACAGTTCCCTCAACAACACCGCCAGCAGTTTTGAGCGTCATCCTTGTGGGCATTGAAAGCAACGTCAGCGCAGTATTCCACACCGGAAATTCCGGCTCACCCTTGGAGCTATATAGTTTGGCAATTTCCTTATCTGTCAGTTTGACCCCCTTCGGCAAGTGATTCCGAACAGTTTTTTTATAGGAATCTCTTAAATGATCTAACTTCGTCGCTGCGAGTTTACGCCATGTCTGGGCTGAAAATTCTTTTGCCTGCTTAATCGTGATACCTCTCTCCTCGGCAAGTGCAGCATATTGATCGTCCGGCGCCCGCATTATCCCCATCTCAACAACGGCCTGCTTTTTGATAGTTTCATAAACCTCCCAGTGCATTTTTTCGTTGGCGTCCTTGATTTTACCCATGCGGATCCGCTTAAGATTATTCTCGGCCTGTTTCTCCAATTCCGCGCCGTAATCAATCCCCATTTTAGCCAATCGGGCAGCCGCGTTAGCAGGGGAGTACACTGTGCCCGGAGTGCCTAGATCCACATGGGGAACAGTGAGAAGTTGGGCTTTATCCAAAAGCGTGCCATCCCATTTATGGGTCGCTAACATCTTATCAATGCCGCCCTCGGAAATAGGAGTTCCCTTCAAGGCCATATCAAGTGTGCCACCGAGATCCGACATTGCTGGACTCTCAACCAAATCATCCCAAAGCATTGGCCCCCATTTTGTGGGATCGGCTGCCTTTAAAATTTCACCGACCTTTATGCCCTTATTTTTTCTTATCTTTAAAAACCGCAAATCCTGTGCGCGGGTTGGCATGAAAGTTCTGTCGGCCATTCTCCCTTTGTAATGCTTAAAATACTCATCATCAGTGTAATCATCAATCGTAAAAACCGGCGGGCGCCCCGAGCTTGTTGCCGTGGGCAGATCGGGCTGAAAGCCGGCAGGATTTCTATAAGGCAACACTGGCCTCTCATCATCCGGCGTTCGCAAAAATGGGGTGAAGGGGAAGGATTGGTTGCCGTCACCTTTAGGCTTGAACGGCCTTCCGGGGTTGTCAGGGCCGAAAGGAGTCGGCTGGGGTGCCTCCTCCTTTTTCTTATCGGAAGTATATTCTTCCGGCCTTTTAGGGCTAAGAGTTTGTTCAGCCATCTATTTCCCCCCCTGTACCTTTTTAAGTTTTTCCAACTCTTCCGTAAGTTCCTTAATCATATCTCTCACCTCTTCCGGACTTCTCGGCTTGGCCTTCTTTTCTGGGGAAGATCCCGGCGGCCTTGGAACTGGCATTTCCGGCTTAGTCTCCGGCTTGGGTTCCGGCTTAGTCTCCGGCTTAGTCTCCGGCTTGGGTTCCGGCTTGGGTTCAAGGGCTGGCAATGTTTTTTCCAGCCAAGTGCTTGTCGCCGGATCCCATTCCAAAAACTTATCACCCGCCTTAATTTTACCCTGAGCCTGCAACTGGCTAAGTTTCGCCATCTTCTCGGCCTGCGTGCCGGAGAAGGTATGGCCTCCCCACCCTGATGGCGGCTTGGGGGCAGGCTCCACTCCCGGCACAGGCTGCGGCGCCGGGGTGCCACCACCCCTGAATCCGGGCCGCGTACCTTGGCCGCCAGCGCCTCCAGTGCCTCCCCCGGACAGGGGCACCTGCGGGGTGGCAAGGCCGCTAAGGTCTTTTTCCAGATCCTCAAAAAACGGTTTCATGTTCTTGCCGCCACTAGCCTTGAGTGCGCCATAAGCGTTTGCCCTAAGCTTGACCTTCGCCCCAACCGAGGCGGCACCTTCGCCCAAGCGCGGGAAGAATGTTTCAGTGTAATTCTTAACTTCAGCCGCCGTTATTGCCGCACCTGAATCACGGCGCAGCTTGGCATTATTCCAACTGCTCATGGCCGCAAGGTATTGTTGGCCTTCAGATGACATGCCCACCAAGGTTCCCGCAGTGAACAGGGTTCGATCCTTGACCGACAGAGCCGTGTAACCCTTTCGGGCAAGTTCATCAAGTGAGCGGTTAGCCTCAAACATCGCGGCGCCGTACATCAAAGTTTTGCTTTGGGCCTCGGTCAGATTGACTTGCCCTGCCGCCGGCTTCCGCATTTCAGCCTTGTACTCAGCCGCCTTGGCACGCGCCTCGGCAACCTTATCCAAGTCATACCCTCCACCAGCCTTCGGCGTGAGGGCATTGAAAAGAGCTAATGCCTTCGGCCCGCCATCAACAAAGTCCTCAATCAGTTTTTCCTTTTGCACAAAGGTAAGCGCCTCGGCGCGGTGTGCGGGGTTATTCCAATCCCATTGCATGTTACCCGATTCGCGGGCCACTCGATCAAACTCTGTCTTGTCGGCAAACTTTTGCTTAATCTCCAGCTTGCGGCCCTCCTGATCCATGCGCCAACCCTCAAGATCCTTAGCCTCTTGAAGCCGGCGTGCAGAATCGTCATCCTTTTCATCCTTTTCAGCCGCCGCCTTTCGGTTATAGATGGCTGCCCGATTCTCCAAGTCAGCCACCACCGGATGGTCATCCTCAAATTCTGGAAATTGTGTGCGATCCAATTCGCCCTGATCCGCAAGACCCTGCGCGGCCTTAATTTTGTCGCGCATCTGGGTGGCTTCACCAACCTGATCTGTCCGGTATGGAATCCCCCATTTGTTTTTCATATCTTGGATTAACTTATGGTCATCGGTCTTTTGAGCAACAACCGCCTCGGCGTTGGCTTTTCCCTCAACAGCAGCCACAATCCGCGCCGTTCGGAATCCCTTTAAGTTTTCCCGTTGCAATTGGGCATCCACCCATGTCTCCCAAGTCTTTACTGCCTCCGGGCCATAATCACTGGCAATTTGTGCCTTAAATTGTGGCTCTAATTGGTTGAAAAAGTTTCCAGCCATCCGTGCGTCACCAGAAAGAAACAGGCTGGCTGAATCCATCATTTCTTTAAGCCCAGCCTTTCGCTTTGCTGCCTCTGTACGAACCCGTAGAGATTCGGCTAGTTCCGCCTGATGCTTCTCCTTCTGCAATTTTAACTGGTCAATTCTTAAATTCCATTCACGTTTCTTTTGATCGCTAGACTCTTGATCCCGCTTCTTTTCATATTCCCGAATCTGTTCCGCTATCGCATCCTGCTTTACATCCCTATCTCGCTGATACGTCCGCTCATCCTTACGCCACTCCCATTCCTCATCAGCCCGCAAGTCTGCCTTGCGCTCCCGCTCCAAGCGCAACTCGCGATCCAATGCCTGTTGACGCATTTGCTGCATCTGCATCGCCTGCGCCCTGCCGCGACTGAACATATCCGCGCCTACCTCGAAGCCCTGTAAGAATGATGATTTGCGTGCCATTATGTTTTACCCCTTTAAAATGATTAACTTAACCTGCGTAGAAAATCGATGCCTCCGGGTATATCATACGCAGGCGGCTGGTTGGGCCTATTGGCACGAGCCTGCCCTGCTCCCCAGCCAAGCCCACCGAAATACCCACCAGCAGCTTGGGCAGCTACGCCACCGATAATTCCTAGACCCTCCATCCATGGGTTAGATTGATTAGCCATTCCCTGAACGTATGTGCCGTAATTACTACTCGCAAACTGCGCGGCCTGTGCGCCGGCATTCGGGTTAAGTCCGATCCCTTGCTGTGCCTGCATTGGATTAAAGCCGGCGGCGCCTTGCTGTGCGCCAGAAATATTTCCATACTGCGCGGTGAGCGGTGTGCCGAGGGCAATTGATTGGGCCTGACTCATTCGCTGCGTCAGCAATCTTTGGCCAACCTCAAACTTAGCTAACGCCTCTTGGCCAATGTTTGCAGCGCCATAAACATTGCCACGCGCAGACTGACCTCCACGCACACTCTGCTCCACATCCCTCTTGGCCATATCACTCAGATCTGAACGCTTGTTAAGCTCATCAAGGCTGACTCGGTTTAACGCTTCGCGTAACTCATACGCCACAGGGTCGGCCTCCTTAATTCTCTTGATATGCTCCAGATTCATTTCACGGCCAAAGCGTTGCTGGATATCAAGTTGCATTTGAGCTAACGCCTCACTGCTGCGGCGCATGCTCTCCAACTCAATTTCCTGCCGGTCTAAATCTCCAAAGCCGGAAAAATCCACCCCAATAGTTTCACCCCCCGGCAACTGCACGCTGCCGCTGCCACCTTTATAGGCTAACCCTTCAATAACCTTTTGCGCCGGCAGATAGCGAATGGCAGCTTCAATGCCTTCACGGTTCACCTCCGACCAATCCGGTGGCGGTGGTGGCGTTCCCTTGTTAACGGCGTCTGGTGCGCCGTGCCAGAAATCACGGTATGACCGCACCTTATCCGCGGCCACTTTCATGCAATGCTCAAACAATTCATTCATCACTTAACGCCTTATTATATAGGTTAACAATCTCGCCCCTGCCCAATTTCTTCATCCCGTCCACTTTCAAAAAAGACCCATAAAGGTCGCCGTCAAAATTACTAACATAAACTTCAGCGATATGGGGTTGATGCGGTAAAACCCACACCGCGGATTTCCCCAAAAGCTCATCACCCAAATGCGACTGACCTATGTAGCAGCCCACCGGCACCGGCTCGCGCATGGCCACATTGGCCGTTGGCGGCTTATGCTCAAAGCCTTGGCCGGTAATAACCTCTCCGACTAACTCCATGCCTCGATCATCCTTTCAATGGCCTCCGGCCTAAACTGGTGCCGCTTGCCGTGCCGGTTGGCAAACAGTTTTAATTCCTTCCAGTTCGGACACTTCGCAGAGAGTTCATTGAGGCAAGCCGCCACCGCTTGTTTTTTCGACGCCACAATGTCCGCGAGATACATTGAGTCTCCGTTTTCCCTCCACGGAACCCAGTGCTTATCAAGATCACTTTCATGCAGCTTCGTCCCAACCGCCAGCGCGACCACATCTCTCCCCTCCTTGACGATGACCAAACCTCCATTTTGATGGTGCCATTGGAGATAAATTTCCAGAATACTTTCCGGCCACCCCCCGAAACATAAGCCCCGGCTATCCGCTTTTTTGATAAAGCGAATAACTTCAGCCATTGTATCACATCGTCCACTCATGACTCCTGCTTGATTGTGTTCACGTAGGCGCTGGCCAAGATCGATCTCACCGCTAACTTGCCGGAGTTAGTGATCACCTTGAATTGCATATCTCTACATGGCCCGTTTTGGATCAGGTTATAACTGTTAATTGCCGGCATCGTTTTGGGTAATGTTGCCGGCAGGGCAAAGGGAAGGCTCAGGCCAGCCGTGGATGTATTGATTACATTTTGATTTACCACCGACTCAGATTGTCCGTCGAGAATGGCCCGAAGGTTAACGCTTTCCGAAGTTGCCGGCTTAAGCTCAAGCTCAACGTGGTTGGGTAGAAGTTCATTGAACTGCTCGCCAAATGACATTCCGCGAGTCACCACAAATGATTCATAATCGGCGCCGGCATCCTGATACTCATCCGCCCCCTCCGAGGACGGTGCCACATAATCCTGATAGACGCCGACCTTCCCTGATTCCTGAGCCTGCACCAACCGCAGGTCACCATTGAATGCGCTTACAGCGAACTGCGTTGCGTCCCATGTCCATGTGCCGACAAAAGCTTTGGCCACTGTATTGTAAACAATAGCTAAATTATTCTTCGTATTCGACAGTGTGGGAACGCATAGGATGTAAAGATTTCGCCACGAAATCCCGCACGCCTGATCCCGTGCCGCACTCCAGTTAATGTCATCAATTACATCCTGAATGCCTACACTGATCGGCTCCGAAACTGCCTGAGCCTTACCCTCCAAGATGCTTCGCACCGTGCGAATACCGTCCGGCGCTAAAAAGAATATATCCTGCCCAACCTGCGCGATGGATCGGTGAGAAATGCAACCCATGCGGGTGTCGATTGTTTCGATGGCCCACGCGCCTGCGTTGGATGCGGTTGGATCCGCAATCACGTTGTAAATGGATCGCTCCTTGAAAACAACAAGGTTAAACCCTATCCACGGCGCTAAGCCGGTGATGGGGTCACCACTATCGCCACCAATACGGATTTGATTATTAGTATTGTCCCAGTTGGTTCCATCCAAAAGATCCGAACAATAAAGCGCATCCGATGGCTGCGAGGTATCTGTTAGGCCTGCGGCAAATAATCGGTTAGTGTGAGTCACCAAGTATTTGCATACCGGCGGGTTGCCAGTGCCGGTTCCTTGATCCGTAAAGCTAGTGCCGTCATAACTGTGAACATTCCCGCTTCCATCCGTTAAATACAGCTTATCAACTAACTGCGCCCCCTCCACGTTCGCGCCACTTGCAGGGGTGTACCCCGAGACTGTCGCCCAAGAATTATCGCCGGTATTTTTTGAAACCGATTGATCCGACACGGCCACAAGTTGTTCAAGCAGTGGGGTATCAAAATAAAATACTGAGTCAATCCTTGGTGACGGAACTGAACCCCAATTATCTGAGGCGCTTGACCAAACGGTGCTGGTATTGCTCCAACTTGATACGGCGCCGTAATCAGACTTTAAGCCGCGCCGAGTTATGATTGATCCGAATCGATCAATATCAACATTAACACCTTCAGAGTATTGATCCGGGGCGAGCAAATTGCTCCGTACGTTGGACACTTGGCCGCCAGTAAAAGATCGGGCCGCATCATACGCTAACTGATCGTCTAAGCTGTCATTATACAATAAAGGCATTACTCAAAGTCAGATACGTCCCAAACGGAGGCCACTTCGGGAACCAGTTTTGTTATTTTAGCAGACTGAGAAACCTCCAAGTCACGCATGAGCGCCATCTGCGCCGCGGCCTCCGCAACCTTAACCTGCGCCTTGCCGTATTGACGCAGATGCTCAAGCATGTCGGCCTCGACATAAGCAATCAGCGCGTTAGTAATTCCATTGATCTTCGGGCTATCCGTATCCGCCAACGCCACCACCTTTAGCTTACCCAAAACCAATAGGGTCTTAGCCTTGTCAGGCTTCCTTAAAAGCCGGATTCGGGAATTGCCGCTGGAATCGTTGGGCAGCGTAATAAAATTAGTGGGCGTGCCTGACTCATCAAACATTTCCGGTGAGATCGAAAAAACTGTTTCATAATTTACAGGAGTAATTTCGTTATCATCCCAAGCCGCCGCCAAGGGAAAATCCACAGTGCTGTTTAAAGTGACTTCGGAGGTTTCTGCGGTGACCGAATAGCTTGTGGTGCCAACCGACTCGCGCCACAGGCCTGACCCCCAAATCATTTCATAACGCCGATCCACAAAACTCTTGAGCAAGGTAAGTGAGCCTGAATCACTCTTTTGGAGCTTGTCAGCTACGAATTGGGCTATTGATGATTTTGTCATGGTTATCCCTACCTAATAAGTAATTAAAACTGCGCCGCCCCTGCCGTTGGTGCTCAGGATTGAAGTGCCTTGGTAGATGTTGGAGTTCACCGTTCTGCCCCCCGAACCCCAAGAGTATTTCGGCCACGGCCCAAATGCTGGGTAGCCAGAATCAGTATTCAATGCGCCAAAGCCATCTACGTTAATTTCCCCGCCAGACGCAACCCCTCCAGTGCCATACGCATTATGCCCTGCCGCCCATGAGGCACCCCCAGCAGTATAGGTGGTGCTGTCATGAGTGAAAGTGGTGTTGCCTCCGGCTGCATGGGTGGAGGTTCCGCCACTCCCAACAGTAAAGGTAATGGTTGACCCAGCGGTCACATCTAGGTGGGTCGCAACATACGCACCTCCGCCCCCACCGCGACTGTTGTTTCCGAAGCCGCCACCACCTCCCACCATCTCAACATAAATCTCAGTGACACCTGAAGGAACCGTCCAAGTCGTTGTGGATGTTAGCTGAACCCTTCTCGGTGCGCGTGGAGAACCAGCCAATGACCCGCTCGCCAGCTTGGCCGCTGTTATTGCGCTGTCAACGATGGCCGCAGTATCCACTGCATCGTCGGCTAACTCGCTGGCCCCCACCGCGTTCGATGCGATTTGGTCGGAACCAATAGAGTCGTTGGCGATTTTATCCTGAGTTATAGCATCATCAGCCACCATTGAAGTTTCAACCGCACCCGCAGCTATGGTCAGCGCACCACTAGCATCAATCGTCGCATCACCTGACAGATCTTGATAAGCCGGCTTGGAGTCGCTGCCAACAATCAGGATCTTAGGGTTAGCGTCAGACGCCGCCTCAAGTTTGCTCAAGGAAATAGCAGCACTAGCTGAAATCGCACTGTTAACAATAGTTCCTGCGGTGATTTTACTGGAAGTAACAGCTTGATCGGCCAGCTTGTTAGCGGTGATTGACGAATCATTGATGACTGCATCATCCAGCATTGAGTTTAAATCCGCAGCGGTTACTGTGTCGCCACTGGAAAATGTTTTTCCTTTCGTAATGTCTGGCATCTTAATCCCCTTTTTCTATGTAGGCTTCCAATTCGGCTATTGTATTTAAAAACTCAATTG